TCCTTTATAGAAATTTCTTTCTGTAAAACCAGGAGTAACTTGTTTCTTGAGTTTTTGGAAGAATTGTTGTAAGAACAGAACATTCAAGTTCTGAACAGTTGCACCTTTGGTGTGCGCATCTGCTTCTGTCTTACTGAATGTCAAATCATCAGGCGCACCAGAGGTAATATAAGTGGTAACACCACTAAAACCACGATAACAATTTACAAAGGTAGTGTCAGTTTTTGTTTCATAGTAAATGATCTCATTGTCAATACGAATGATACCATTATTTTCAGTGAAACCTATAGTTGAATCTACTTCAACGCTCTGTTGTGTATAGTCAACATCATCTGCTAATGTTGTAGAATTGACAAGATTAAAGAGTTCATCAACTTTGACATACTGGTCAATGTTGTTTGCAATATCAATAGGGCCACTTTGATACTCTTGTGAAATATAATATTGCTCTAAAAACTGTTCCAGAAGAGGAAAGCTTTCTTGTACATACTGAGGAAGTTGACTGGCAACAATCTCATTAAACTTGACTCTATCTACTGCCATTTTTTCTTATCTTAATACGATGATGTTGAGCTATTAGTTGAAGTTGATGATACCGTGTATGGACCAGTTTGAGAAATTGTATCAGGTACTACTGTTTGTTCTACTGAAACAATAGGTGTTCCTCTCACCAATACATTGGAACCATAGCTTGAAGATACAATGTAGTTTGTACCTGAAATATCATTTCCAGAAGAAATGTTATCAGCAATAGTGTTCACTGTTGTATTATTTACATCGAGTTGTAGATAGAGATCCTGGAGCCCAATTACATCATTTGAGTATGGTTGAGCAGAGATTTCAATCAGTGGTGCATTACGATTAACCACTGTTGAGATGATATTGATAGGATTGAGTTTGATTTCTCCTTTAATGTAATCAATAGTACCAACATTGTTTTTCACAATGATTGGTTCAGAAGGAGAGTTAAGTTTGAATAAGAATAATGTACCCTTTTCTAAGTTACCAGCAGGTCTGTCTCCTAGATAAACAGTTCCACTAATACCACTGACAGTAAATCCGGATGATTTGATATTGTATCCAACCAATGTACCATTGTATACCGCAGAGTGTCCATGGTTCTTAAGATAGAAACGATTACCATAACAAATCTCATACTCAGCATACTTATTCTGCTGTGCAGAGATATCACGTCTAATATCAACTGTTGTAATATTAGAGGTAATAGATGAATGACTTGAGTCAATAACTCCTTGGAATTTGGAGTATTTAAATCTTGCACCAAATTGATTCAGTTCTGGTGATTCTGCATAGGTTACAATATTACTAATAACTCTATCTTTTACATAAGATGGTGATGGAGCCAAGTTTGAGTTATAGTAAGCATCTATTTGTGATTCAATATACAGATACTTAAGGTCAACAATCTCAGTTAAAATACCAGCAACTGAATACTTTTTAATCTGTTGCTGTAAATTCTGTTTAATTCCACTTGATAAGAAGACACCATTATATGGCTTGATACTAATAAAAACCTTACCAAATGCAGGAGGTGTTAAGTCCTCCCCACCAAATGCTGATACTGATTCAGCTTCTGGATAAATCTGTGGTACTAATGCTTCATAATCAGCAGCAGTAACAGCTCTATTCTGTGATGCATAGATCTGTGGTGCATACTTCTTAACTGATGCTACAGTTTCAATTGCTTTACCACCACCAGATGGATACTCAGTAGTGATAATAGAAACATTTGAGGTAATACTATCTCCATTATTAGATTGTAGTGTTCCAATAAAGGAGAACCTATCAATATGATTACCAGCTTCACCATTACCTGTAATATAATGAGCTTCAATATAATTCAGGTTATCTAATTTAACACCAAAGATACCATCACCAAAGAGAAGTTCATATCTCTCTTGATCTGTCTCTTGAATAAAGTATGCTCTAGTATCCTTTGTAATATCAAATAGACTTGTATAAAGCTCAAACTTACGCTGTACTGTGGATGTTTGAATATCTTTAACAATAACACTAATCAGATCTGTATCAATACCAGAGTTAGGAAGAATAAACCTCTGCTGTGGATTTGCACTATTAACAGTAAATGTCTGTGTTAAGTAGATACCTTCATAAACATCAATATTATTAAACTCTGCTCGACCATTGGCATTTACAGGAACTGTAATGTCATTTGGAATTGAGAATATAAAATTACGGGACTTATTCACTCCAGTTGATCTGGAGGTTAATACATTACCTGCCTTAAGTGTAACAGCTACAGCAGTGGTATTACTTACATCTACACTGAATGATACTGTTGCCTTTGCAGACTTCGTTGACCTTGGTACATATCCTACATTCCTTGCGAGAGACACCACGTTCTCTCTCAACGTGGCACTATCAATGAATACCTCATTAGATACCATATTGGCATTATATGAAGTAATATACGTATTATATGCTAACGTATCGATGATTGTGCTTAGGTTTGATCCCTCAAAATCATAATCAGTGAAGTTTGAGTTTGCTCGAAGATAATCCTTAATGGATTCTTTGATCTGATCAAAGTCTAAGTTACTAAAATTAACTAACGGCATTTACCTAGTGGGTTGCAATGCAAATGTAAGTCGTTGTGGTTCAATCTCAGCACCAATGATATCATAACGAATCAAACAATTGAATTCATTAGAATCATAGTTAGGAGTTACTTTTACTTCTCTGAGTTTGACTCGAGGTTCAAAGTTATTAATAGTATTCTTAATTTCCTGTTCAATTGAATTAGCTGTAAGCTGATCCATGTTTTCAAATAATAATGCTGAAACTCTTGAACCTACATCAGGTTGAAAGGGTTTCTCACCAGGAATTGTAAAGACTAAGTTTCTAACAGATCGTGCAATCGCATTTGCATTGTTTATTACAATGACATCAAAATTAAGTGGATTAACCTGAAAGGTCGCACTCACATCTTTAAACGATTTACTGACTCTTTGGACAGGCACAATCTGGTTACAACAACATGAGTTATTTAGTCCCTAAGTACTACCTGTTCATCATCACAAGCACAGTTACCATTGCAACAAGTATCATCAGTTGCTTCAAAAAACCCATCCTCATTAAGTTTACGCTGGTTTCGTGGCGTCTTTGCATCATGGCTGATTTCTCTTAGAAATTCTTCGGGCATAACTAAAAACTATATCTACACCTTATATAGAGAGGAGCTCCGTAGATTTCCTCCGCAGTTTTTCCGGTATAAAGACTCATAAACCTCATAAGACATAAAGACATAAAAAAAGAGAGGCCTTAGAAGACCTCTCATATATCTCAGGACCTACCCTGACCTCTATACCTTTTCTTTTTACCATTTCTGCTAGTTGAGCTTAACTTTGTATGTTTCCCCATACCCTGTCTTGTCTTCTTGGGCATGGATTCAATCATTGACTCTCCAGTCAGTGACCTTTTTAATTTTGCCATTCATTACTCCTTTAGTATTTTTTCAAAGTAGTTACGTACTTCATCTATATGAAACACATAACACGGTGCTGTTTTGCTTCCATAGTATAACAGTTTTTGTATCCTATGTGAACCATCAAGTGTAAGATACCGTCGACCTGTGCTAGTTGTAGTACCATCTAATAATATCCCAGGATATTGAAGTTCTGCATATAATACTCTTTCACCATTACAACAAGGACAATGTAAAGTCTCACCAGTGACTCCATACTTCTCATTTTGATTCCATTGTATCTCAGAGATATCAATATCCTTTAGTCTTTCCTCAGACCTCAAACAATTTAATCTTCGAAGTCTTAAGTTATAACCTTCACCTATCTCTGGTATCAACCAATGAGTTTCACCTGTCTCTTCTTCAGATGCAGTTGTAATATAGTGTTGAAAACTATCTCCACTATAATACTCTGAAAATAGATATGAATCATACTTACCTTCAGGAAACTCATGTAACCTTACCATATCTCCAAGGACTTCATCAATCACATACACATCACCACCAAGTAGTTCAGGGTATTGATGAAATCCATCATAGGTTACACAATCACCAGGTTCAAATAACCTACAGTTCTCTAACAAGTTAGATCACCCTAGTCTTCTCATGTCCAACCCTAATACGTGGATCACACCAGATATCATATCCTGCTTCAATTGCATCTAAACAGAAACTAACATCCTCTCCACACATATCCTGAACCGCACCAGATTCAAAAACTTGCATCTTAGGTGCAAACCATGGATACTTCATCTTCTCATTCTCAAAGACACCCTTCTGAATCATCACCCATCCAAATCCTGTATAATCAACAGTAAATGGCTTCTTCCTCTTGGAGATACCATCAACCATCTCATGATTCATTACACCTCCATTATTCCTAAAGTCATCCTCCTCTAACCAATGTGCAACTGATG